ATGGAAGTGTAATTGGTAAATCATTAGTAAACAAAACATCAAATAAAGAAGAACTTATTGAAGTAGCAGTCGGTGTTATATAATGCAACACTATTACACGGCTGATTATGAAGGTGAGATTGTTGTACAATCTACTAGTTGGCGTGATGCAAACAAAGAAGAAAACCGTATTTGGATTGCAAAAAGCATACTCAACGAACCCGACAATCTTACAGCACACATCATTGGCAATGGTCCTAGCAGGAAAAATTTTGATTTAACTCTGCTAACTGGTCAAGTTGGCGGAGAAGGTGGAGTGCGCAGTGTAGGGCAAAGTTATGGATGCAATCTTCTTTACAAAGATTTTAGTCCAACTTTTTTACTTGTATTTCAAAAACAACTTTGTGCAGAAATAGCAGCCAGTGGCTATTGCGAAGACAACATTGTTTATAGTAACGCTAGACATATCCTTGCTAACCCTGGTGTTTTCCATCTGTATCCACATCATTATAATGCACCAACAGGCGTACTAGCGGCCCATGTTGCTGCAGCAGATGGACACAAGACTTTATATCTTTTAGGATTTGATTGGTATAACCAAGGCAATGAAAATGTTTATTTTGATCAACACCAATTATACACAAACATAAAAGAAATTGAAGGTCAGAACAATAAATTTACTGACACATTAGTAAGATTAATCAACATGTATCCTGATACAGAATTTGTGCGTGTGTCTACTATTAACAACAGTAGATACCCAGACGAATTAGATTGGTGTAAAAACTTTAGACAAATAGATTATAGTCACTACATCAGTGAAGCACAACTAGGTGCTATTGCCAGATAGACTGAACAGTTTTAAATTTAGCCATAATTTCATCAGCGTTTAGTGTATTGTATACACCTGGATGAAGTGGCTTGGGATAATTTTCTATCACAGTCCAAGCATAACCCTTGTTTTCTTTGTTTAAGTTAGGCACAAATTCTTGCCCAACAATGCTCACATAGGTCTGAAAAGTAAATCCTTTTCGACTGTTTGTAAATGTTTCAACAGGAATGTGTTTGGTAACATTGGGTTGAAAACCAAGTTCCTCAATAATTTCACGTTCTAGTGCTTGTATATCACTTTCGCCTACTTCAACTTTTCCGCTACAGAACCCCCAAGTGCTGTCGTGATTACGAGCACTTCTTAATAAAAACATATAGCGTTGTGTTTCTATAGCGTAAAACAGTGTGCCAACACTGCGGTTTAGATTACGATGCTCCATTCGCCTGCTTGATATTCGCCTTCCCAAGACTTGACCCAAGTTGAGCCAGTCCATCTATATTGAATTCCTGATGTGGTATTAGTTACATAGTGTACACCCGTTTCGGTACTACTGTCAAATACCACGTTCCAACGCACACCATCATATTCAATGATGTCGTTTGCACTTGCATAAAAATCATTGCCCACAGCATCTTTCCAAGCATCTGGACCATCAGCGTTGTCTGTATCGCCAATGCTGTTTAGTATGATATATCTTTGTCCTGTTGCATTTGCAGGTAGTCCTGCACCAGGTGCAACCTTAAGTGGGTTTATTACCTTGTCAACAGGATCTAGATCATTTGTGGGTATTGTGTCGGTGTCTACAGTAAACAACAATTGATAATCATTGGTTGGATGAAAAGCAACTGTGCCAACCACTTCTCCTACTGGTGTTTCTAACCGAACCTGGCTAACACCTGCTTGCAGTTCTCCGTATTGATTTACAAGTGCCTTCCATGTTATATCATCTGTGCCAATTTTTTCTGGTGGATCGTTTAGTATGCTACCATTTACTTTGTTTGTAACTGTTTCGTTTCTATCTAATATTTGTATGGTGTTGCCCAACATCAGTATACCAAAGTTCATAGGAGTAAACTTCATACGTTCTCCCATTAGTATCTGTCCGTCTATCACTCCGTCTGCTATACCACCGTTATCATCATATATGCTGGCAACAATTTTAGTTACAACACCTAGTTTTTTAACTTTGCTTGGTGCACTTAGCCATATTGGCATTTTGAAACTTAGTGTAGCAATGTCTATGGTTTCATCAACGCCAACAGGCACAGTACGATTACTCCAAGTTGTGTTTTCTAACTGAATGTAACTGAGACTGCCCCAATCTAGATAGTTGTCTGTTGATTGTATTTCCAAACTAGGATTAAACAACACAAGTATTTGCTCTAACAACTGTAATTTTTGTGTGGTGTTCGATGTCCAGATGTCCAAATTCATGCTTAGATCATATGGCACAGGCATCAATCGTTCTACTGTAAAAGCATTGCCTTGTGATGTTGTGTACTGCCCAGTGTCCTGATCATATTTACGCATGCGAATGTGTTTTTTGTCTACCCAATAAGGTTCTTGCACACGTTCTCTTGAATATTCCATTGCTGTAACATATGCACTCATCATTGGTGTAGGGATAACAGCATTTTCACTGTTGTTGCGCAGTATACTACTCACCTGTCTTGTAGCATCACCGTAACGAACAGGAACTGTAACCAGTGTAGTATTACCATCGCGATCCTTGCCATATTCAACTTGGAAGTTGCTAAATGCACGAATAAACTGCAGCAGGAAACGTCTTACCTGTTCGTCATAAAAGAACATTTGTGGCATTAGTCATTGTCCTCCTGTATTTCAAGTGCTTTGCTGAGTGCTTGACGCTGTGAAATAACAGTGTTGTCATCCTGCGTAGTTGTATCTGTGTTGTTGATAAATCCACTCTTAAGACTCTTTTGTCCTGCTGCACCTGGTGTTGGATTGCGACGTACATCATCTTCAACTTTTTGCCATCTACTACCTGTAAGTCTAAACAGTCTGTTAGGTAAAAAATCTACTCTTAATACATATGATCCTTCTACTGCATCCGAAGGGAAACTGGTGCCCATTGTAACAGGATGTCCGTTTGGTGCAAGCCCGTCGCCTACTAGATAGCCACTGTAAGCATTAGCATTCTGTGGTGTAATGCGTGTGTTACTAGCATCTTGTTGTTCGCTGTCTGTGCTAAGTCCAGTTACATCTGCTCTATGTCCTGCAGGCTCTAGTGGATTGCCTGTTTCGTCTACAGGAGCAACGTAGAATTTGCTTACATCGTATCCACTTTCTGGCACTTCATTTTCTGCTTGTTCAACAACCTTGTTGGTTATCTCAAGTTCGTTTTGATAAGTGCTTAACAAGTCACGCAGTGTGCTTGTTGTTTCTTCGCCAGTGCTAGGATCAACCTGAATCTTGTCAAGTATGTCTTTGTACTCTTGTGAATCTACTAGTGGTGTACATTTCACACGCCATAGATGTGGCCACCAAGTAGGACTGTATCCTTCACTTGGGCGAGTGCCTTCTTGCACCACATAGTAACGAGATAGTGCAAGATCTATGCTGGTATCTAAACTGTGATAATCTTTCAAGTGTGGAAGTTCTAGCACGTCGCCAGACATGAGTTTGCGACCTAATGCTTCAACCATTTCATTGAGATGGAATGTAATAAACACAGTGTCGTTGCTTAAGAACAATCCAAATTGGCTTAGATCAAAGTCTGTATCTGCAACATTGTATATGCCACGCAGGTTATAAACATCTGAATCATACTTGCGGTCTCTGTTTTCTAAAAACAAAAAATCTTGTATGGCCAGAGGATCATCTGCAGTTACACGTGGTTGTGATGCATCGTCACTGGGTCCTTGGTCAATAAGGCCCACATATTTGTGTACATTGATACCAGTACCACCAACTGTAAACATTTCACTGATACGTTTATCAAAGAACTTAAAATCGTTGGTATGGGCACCATTTTGCCACATAGAAATACGGGGCATATACAAACTCCTATAGTAGTGTATTTATGGTTTCCTAAATACCTACGGAGTTTGTGTATTAGTCGTGATATGCCATAGCAGACCCAAACGGTGAGTCTACTAAAATTCCTGGATTCAGTGTAATACTAGCCAACTTTACCATTACGCCAGTCACATTTTCTTCAGTGAGATATCGCAAAACCGTATCGCCGGCACCGGTGTTTATTCCAGGCAACCGCACAAAGACACCGTCTCTAAGTATTGCAATTTCATAAGTGCCTTTGTTTAGTCTTTCCTTTACCACACTCAGTGTATAAAGTTCGTAATCTACTCTTGCACTTGTTAAAGGAATATCTGGATCTTCCTTAAAAACTAAATCTTTGAACTTTAGCATAACTTCTCCTATGCTAGAATACAGTATATATACAATAACATGTTTATGTGTGTCGTCAACCAGAAAAGGCAAAGCAATGGTAATAGATTTACATGGATACACACTGCACAGTGCTTGGAATATGTTTAATACTCGCATCAGCGATGCATATTATATGAAGCAAAAAAGTGTTGTAGTAATCACAGGACAGGGTGCTATAATGCGTGAATTCCAAACATGGTGTGCGCAAAATCCACACATTCAAACATGGACAAATGCACCTCATAACCCAGGAAGTTATAAAATAAGTTTAAAAAGAGGTTGACACACATGCTATCTGTGTTATCTTAATAGTAAGATACTTTTAAGGAGAGACAGATGAGCAAGCCAATTAGTAACAAAAAATACAGAGAGTTGATTAAAAGCATGCCTGCAGATAAGCAGATTGAAAGCATTAGACGTATGTTGCGTGTTTATCCAACACTGTTATCGGAAGAAGTTGCTCAACCAAATCCTAATGATAAAGTAATCAAGCATTTGAAAAGCAGGCTTCGTCAAGGGCGTTATATGGCCAGCGAATATTATGCTAACGGAAGGATTGCATAATGAATGATCTATTGCAGGATCTAGAAACACTTAGAGTGGTAAGGTATGCTGTTGATACCAGTCAAGACAGAGACACCATTGTAAGGATGTTAGACAAAGTTATCACTAGAAAGCAAAATGAGATAACTATGTTTGAACGTAAAATGGAAGAGGAGTATGCCAATGGCAAAAGTTCTTAAAGGACAAAAATTACCTCGTAAAAAAGCACCTGTAGTTCGTAGAAAACTCAGCGGAGCAAAAGGTGCTCCTATGGATGACTACAAGCAGTGTAGAAACTATTTCCATTTTGAAGTAGAAAATAAAGAGTATGTGAGTATTGTAAAAGCATATGTGAAGAAAAATTTTGACAAAGAAACTGTACGGAATATTCTCAAAAACAAAGACTACAGTTTTGCCAAAAGCCATGTGGCAGCATTTTGTCATTGGACGTCTAATGGCATGACTGCTCCTGATGACAGCGTGGCTTGGATGCAAGGATGGTTCGAAGGACTCAATCAACGTGGAGCGGCAATTGTAGAAGAAGCAAAAGTTGAAGAAAAAAAAGTAAAGAATGTGTATGTTCCTAGTATCCAAGAACGTATCAGAGAAGCAAGTGGCGAGATTATTGCGCAAATTGAAGAAGTGGTTGATGAATTTATTGACAATCCAACTAAGTTTAAAAAGTGGGATGCTGTAAAGTTCTTCCGTGGCAAAAGTGTAAACCAAGCCCATGCAAGACACATTCGTGCATACTACGAAGGTTCTCTTGCAGAATACACCATGCTGCAGAAACCTACTCGCGAACAGGATAATGATTTACGTGAAGGATATGCACATCTAAGCAAAGCAGATATCAAGAAAGGCGTAGAACTTTTTAGCAGTATCATTGGTGCTTGTGATTTAATCACAGCAGAAAGCAAAGCAACTCGCAAAACACGCACACCAAAGCCTAAAAGTGCTGACAAGTTGGTTGCAAAGATGAAGTATTGTGTGTCAGATGAAAAGTACAAGGTTGCAAGTATCAATCCTGTTGACATCATTGGTGCCACTGAAGTTTGGGTGTTCAATACAAAAACACGCAAGATTGGCAAGTATGTTGCAGAAGAACATCAAACACTAGCAGTCAAGGGAACAACACTGCAATATTTTGATGAGCATAAGAGTGTTGCAAAGACACTGCGTAAACCAGAAGAGCAACTTCGAGAGTTTATAAAAGCAGGCAAAGTAACACTACGCACCTACTTAGAAAATATAAAGTCTGTTGAAACTAAAATGAACGGGAGGTTTAACGACCAAACTGTGATTCTTAAAGCAGTCAAATAGCGATAAATAATATATCGCACAAGGAATCACTATGGCTGTAGACGTTACCACACTCAAAAATGACATCAGAGATTATATCTATTTTCGCCTAGGCGGAGATATGGTTGATGTTGAACTTGATCCCGGACACTATGATATGTGTATCAATCAAAGTCTACGTCGCTATCGTCAACGTGCAGGCAACAGCGTCGAAAGTTCCTATGTGTTTTTAGAGATTGTTGAAAATCAGCAAGAGTATGTGTTACCTGCAGAAATTGAAGATGTACGTCAGGTGTTTCGCAGAGCAGTGGGCGGCAGCAATGCAGACAATGCTACACAGTTTGAACCATTTGAAGCAGCCTACGTTAACACCTACCTTATACAAGCAGGTCGTGTAGGCGGGCAAGCCACATACGAAATGTTTTATCAATACCAAGAACTAAGTGCTAGGATGTTTGGCGGTTTTATAAACTTTGAATACAACCCTGTAACCAAAGTGCTTACACTGTTGAGAAAGTTTAATGCAACAGGTGAAAAGGTTATTCTTTGGGTATACAATGTAAAACCAGACACACAGTTGTTACAAGACAGACAAGCACAACCATGGATACAGGATTATGCTCTTGCTCTTGCAAAGTTTACACTAGGAGAAGCAAGATCAAAGTTTGCTACCATTGCAGGACCACAAGGTGGTACAACGCTAAATGGTGATGCACTCAAAGCAGAAGCACAAACTGAAATGCAGGCTCTGGACGAAGAGCTCAAAAACTACGTTGACGGTTCAGATCCACTTTCATTTGTAATAGGTTAAATGACAACTCTCATACTTGGATGCAGTTATACTGATGTAGATCAGGCTGTTTGGCATGATACACTTTTTGATGACTATAGAGTGTATGCCAAAGGCGGTGTTGATAACGCATGGATTTCAAGAACTGGCGTTCATGCTCTTTTGAATAATCAGTTTAGCAGTGTGTTTGTAATGTTTACTGGACTAAACAGAATCAGTATTCCAACACCAATTGATGCAGTAGATCCAGAATACTATTTTAGTTTTCCTATAGGATATGATATTGGTCCTTACAGCGATGTGCATTTGTTGCAAAGCGGAGGACTTGGCGGAACTTGGAATACTCACAGTGATAAGCACTTACAGCATGTGTTTAAAACACAGTATACATCAAATAGTAAAACCTACTTCAGTGACTTAAACTTATACCACGTGGTGTTATTTGTTAGTTACCTGCAGCAGATAGCTATTGACTTTAAATGGACATTTATATACAATATATTTGAAGATACAGAGCATGAACATCTGTTAGGAAAGTGTGTTGATAGGACCTATTGGAACAGCATAGCGAAAACAAATTATATACCAATTACACCATATGAGTTTGGTATAGAAAACAAACTAATGCAAGAAGATGGCTTTCATCTAACATATCCAGGACAACAGGCTTGGGCAGAAGAGGTTAAAAAATATCTATGATAGTAGGAATATGCGGCCTAATTGGCAGTGGCAAAGGCACTGTCGCGGATATATTAGTAGAACAAGGCTTTAAAAAAGTAAGTTTTGCTGACAAGCTCAAAGATGGTGTAAGCACAATCTTTGGTTGGGACAGAGCCATGTTAGAAGGAGATACAGATGAATCTCGGGCATGGCGAGAACAGCGTGACGACTTTTGGAGTGCTGAAACAAGCATGGAAGTTACACCTCGTTTGGTGCTACAGTTGTTTGGCACTGATTGTATGCGTAATGGTTTCTATGATGGTATCTGGGTTAGCCTGATTAAAAAGGCTATACTAGACAATCCTGAACAAAACTATGTTATACCTGATGTGCGTTTTGAAAACGAAATACACATGATTCGTAGTATAGGTGGCGAAGTTTGGGAAGTAAGACGCAACGGAGATCCGGAGTGGTTGATACAATACGAAACTACAGGCGTTGAGCCAACACACATTCATCCCAGTGAATGGCGCTGGGTAAAGACTGCAAAAGATCATGTATTACAAAATGACGGCACCATTGAAGATCTCAAACATCAGGTGTTAGATCGCCTCTTGCCCAGCCGGTTTTAATAAGTTCTGCGTTACAATTCAAACACACAGTTTTTAGATTTTTAGCAGAAACATTATTCAAATTTCCATCTATATAAAACACTGTAACTTGTGATCTCATTACAGGTTTGAAGTTACATGCCTCACATACTCGTTTGAGTTTGTACCCACTGTCTACCCAAAGAGGTTTGACAGGTTTGTGTATGTTCATACACTGTTCACACTTCTTCCTAAAGTAAACTTTATCGCCTTTGTAGTAGTTTACTGCTTTAGGACGCTGTCCACACTGTTCACACATTGGTCGCTGCATGCTTTATTTACACACCTTTAAAGGGAAACGCAGTTTTAGGTTGTTTTTGGTGTCGTACGATAAATAACATAATAGAATAATACCTAACTCTGAGAGGATTTGAACATGGCATTGATTTCAGCAGGTGTTGAAGTAACAGTAACAGACGAGAGTCAATATGTTGCTGCGCAGCAGGGCAGTGTTCCTGCGATTATAATTGCTACAGCACAAAACAAAATAAAAGGTTCAGGTTCTGGTACTGCTACAGGCACAACAGCGGCAAACGCTGGTAACACATTCCTAGTAAGTAGCCAGCGTGAACTAACAGAAACATTTGGTAATCCAAGTTTCTATAACAGTGCAGCAGGCACACCAATTCATGGGTATGAATTGAACGAATATGGATTGCTAGCAGCATACAGCATTTTAGGCATCAGTAACAGAGCATATGTACTCCGTGCAGATGTTGACCTTGGTGAACTTGCACCAAGTGCAAGTCGTCCAACCGGTGCACCAAGTAATGGCACTATTTGGATGGATGTAAGCACAGACACACGCTGGGGCATTTTCCAGTTCTCTGCAAGCACAGGTGCATTTACAAATAAGATTCCAACAGTTATTACCAGTACTAGTGATTTAGTAGGTGGCGTACCACTTACAAGTATTGGTGCTATTGGTGACTATGCTGTGGTTACAACAAACACTTCAAATCCTGTTTATTACAAGAATCGTGACAATGCATGGGTATTAGTTGGTGGCAGCTCATGGCAGACCAGTTGGCCAACAATTGAAAGTACAACAGCAAGTCCAACACTAACAAATGGCAACAGCATTCTTCTTAACGGTACAACTGTTACACTAAGTGGTACAACAGTAAGTGCTCTTGCAACAAGCATTAACACTGCAGCAATTACAGGTATTACTGCAGGTGTTAAGAACAACAAGATTGAAATTTATGCAACAAGCAGTGCAGCTAGTGACGGTTCAACCACAGATGGCAAGATCATCCTTGCTAACCAAAGTGGTACAATATTAACTGACACAGGCTTAACAGCAGGCACATATGCATGTCCTCTTATTGCACAAGATCCACACTACACTGTTCCACAGTGGAAGTCAACAGACACAACACCACGTCCAAGTGGTAGTGTATGGATCAAAACAACATCAAGCAACTTAGGTGCACTATTTGATGTGAGTGTATACAACAGCACACTAGCAGATTATGAAAGTGTAAGTGCTCCACTTTACGAAAATGATCAAACTGCACTAAAGAATCTTGATTCTACAGGCGGTCAAAATATTGCTGTTGGCACATATTACATACAGTATGATGTAACAGAAAATGATACAGCAACATACAAACTGTTACGCAGATATGCTTCTGGTGATACAATTGTTACTGGTCTAGTTAACGATGCAAATCCAATCACCGGCAGCGAAACATTCACAATTCAAGCCAGTGTTGCAAACAGTACAACACTTTCAACTGCAGTAAGTGTTACAACAAGTGGAACAACACTTGCAGATTTAGCAAGTGACATTAATGGTGCTAATGTAAGCAATGTAAGTGCCAGTATAGACAGCAATGGTTACCTTGTTATTACACACAGCCTAGGCGGTGTTGTTGTGCTTAAAGACACAAGTGGAACACCAATTGCTGATGCAGGTTTTAACACATCACTTAGTACTGGACAAATTCGTGCAGGCAACGACAGTAACTTGATTTTAAGTAACTGGGTTGCACCAACATACACAGCAAGTTCAAGTGCACCAAACGCAGATCCAACCAATCTACAGCGTTGGTATCACAGTGGATTTGAAGCAGACATTATGATTCATGATGGCAGTACTTGGAAAGGTTATCAAAATGTAACCAACGATGCACGTGGCTTCAACCTTGCTAACACCAGCCCAGCAGGACCAATCTTTAGCACAACAGAACCAACACAACAAAGTGACGAAACTGCACTAGTGGTTGGTGATCTTTGGATTGACACAAGCGACTTGGATAACTATCCAAAAATTTATCGCTACGAAACAGTGAGTGGTGAAAATCAATGGGTGTTAATTGACAACACAGATCAAACCACAGAAGATGGTATCTTGTTTGCAGATGCACGTTACATGGGTGATACCACAACTGATATTGTTACAGGTACAGTTCCAACAATTGCATCACTGCTAACCAGCGATACAGTTGATATTGATCGTCCAGATCCAGCAATTTACCCACGTGGTATGTTGTTGTTCAACACACGCCGTAGTACATACAATGTTAAGCAGTTCCGTAGCAACTACTTTAGCAGAACAAACTTTAGCGATACCTCTGCTTACCCAACACTTCCAACAGAAAAGGATGCATGGGTTACAGTAAGTGGTAACAAAGACGATGGTAGTCCATATATGGGTCGTAAGGCTGTGCGTCAAATTATTGTTTCTGCAATGCAGGCAAGTCTAAACGCCAGTACTGATCTTCGTGAAGATAGTCGTTCGTTTAACTTGATTGCTGCACCGGGATATCCAGAATTGATTGGTGCTATGGTAAGCCTAAACAATGACAGACGCAACACAGCATTTGTTGTTGGCGACAGTCCGATGAGACTTGCAAGCGGTTCAACAGCAATACAAAACTGGGCAACTAATGTAAATGCGGCAGTAGTTGACGGCGAAGACGGACTGGTAACAAGTGATCCATACATGGCAGTGTTTTACCCAAGTGGCAGAACAACTGATTTAAGCGGCAACAGTGTTGCAGTTCCAAGTTCACATGCAGCGTTGAGAACAATCATCCGCAGTGACGATCAATCGTTCCCATGGTTTGCACCAGCTGGTACAAGACGCGGTCTACTAGACAACGTTACAAGCATTGGTTATGTAAACAGCACAACAGGTGAATTTGTTGTAGACAACATCACTGAAGGTGTACGCGATACATTGTACAGCAACCGTATCAATCCAATGACATTTATTAATGGTTATGGCTTGATGAACTATGGTAACAAAACTCGTGCAGCAGGTACAAGTGCATTGGATCGTATTAACGTTTCAAGACTTGTTGGTTACTTACGCAAGACACTGCAGGATTATGCTGTAAACTTTGTGTTTGAGCCAAACGACAAGATCACAAGAGACGAATTAAAAGAAGGCATTGAAGGCATTCTTAACGATCTAGTTGCAAAGCGTGGCGTATACGATTACTTGGTTGTTTGTGACGAAACAAACAACACAAATGATAGAATTGATAGAAATGAACTTTATGTTGATATTGCTATCGAGCCTGTCAAAGCAGCAGAATTCATCTTTATTCCAATTAGACTTAAGAATACAGGTGAGATTGCAGCAGGTAATGTTGCAGCAGCACAGACAGTGTAAACCACGTCATAACACACTTAAAAAGAGGGGTTTTACCCCTCTTTTTTTATGATCTTAGTATTATCCCCTATT